CTCCCCCTCCTGAGGGGCCGTGGGGTACCCTGGGGCGATGGGGTACGACCACCGCCACCGCCAGGCCCGTGCCGAGCTGCTTGCTGACCGGCCGGTGTGCGTTTGGTGTCGTGGCGCTGTGGCGACCGAGGCCGACCATGTCCCGCCGCTGGCGTCGTTCCCGCCTGGCGAGTGGGTCGGGCAGTACGTCCCGAGCTGCGGCCCGTGCAATGCATCCCGCGGCGGCCGGCTGTCCGCACAACGCAGAAAGCCAAAACCCGTGACGTCGAGGAGGTGGTGAGATGGGCCGACACCGACAAGCTGTGGAAAAGTACCTCGAAACTGCTGATGGCGATCCGGTGACGATCGAAACGTGCCGAGGGTTGGCTGATCGTTGGGATGCGATCGAGGCCGGCGATGGCACCGGTTCCGGCCAGATCCCTCAGCTTGCGGCGGTTTTGCTTCAATCCTGCAAAGATTTGTCGATTCCGCACGAGGATGCCCTCGCTTCGCTTGAGAACGCATTGAAGGCCATATGACCGAGCCGTACTACCAGGACGACCACGTCACGATCTACCACGGCGACAGCCTTGAGATTCTCGCCGAGCTTGACCCCGTCGACGCTGCTGCTGCCATCACAGACCCGCCGTACTACCGAGTCGTCGACGCTGACTGGGATGACCAGTGGGGAGCCGACCCAAATGAGTTCTACGGCTGGATCGGCAAAGTTTGCGACGCCGTCAACACCCACACCATCGACCGGGCGACCATCGCTATGTTCTGCGACGCTGACCACGCGTGCGCCGTCGAGCTCGAAATCCGGCGACGCTTTGCGTTCCTGAACCACATCGTGTGGCGCAAACCCGACCAAGGCAGACTCGGCCAGGCCGACAAGGACATGCTCCGGCGATTCTTTGTCACGACCGAACGCATCATCCTCGCCGAAAAACTGCGAAACCCAGACGGCGACTTGTTTCGATTCCGCAGCAATGTCAACCACGCAGTAACCGCCGAAATCTACGACGACCTCATCGAACGCATGATCGAATGGCGCAACCAGGCCGGACTCACAAACCGCAACGTTGACGAGCTCCTCGGTACCGCCGGCATGGCAAGCCACTACTTCGGCAAATCACAGTGGAGCCTGCCAACACAAACCGCCTACGACACCATCCGCGACCACACCGGCGGCGACACATCACCCTTCCCACCGTTTTTGTCAATCCGGCAAGAGTTCGACAGCCGCCGGCAAGAGTTCGACAGCCGCCGGCGAGAGTTCGACAGCCGCCGGCGAGAGTTCGACAGCCGCCGGCGAGAGTTCGACAGCGACCAACACGGCCACGACCTCGAACTGCTCTCCGACTGTTGGACATTCGCCGCACCCCGAGGAAACGACCGGAACCACCCGACACAAAAACCCGAAGCCCTGATCCGTCACCTGACGAACACCACAACCCGGCCCGGCGACCTCATTCTTGACCCGTTTTTGGGATCAGGCACGACCGCACGAGTAGCGAAAGACACAGGCCGCCGCTGCATTGGCATTGAAATAGACGAACGACACTGCGAAACAGCAGCCAACCGCCTTGCTCAAGAAGTGCTGCCGCTATGACCTATCCGGCCGCCTTGCACGCCACCCCAGCAAGCGACTCACCGAGCCGAGGCCACTACCTCGCCCAGGTCGCCGAGCTCATGGGCCTGGAGCTGTTCGGCTGGCAGCGGCAAGTCGCTGACGTGGCCCTCGAAGTCGACGAGGCCGGCCGTTACAAGCGCCGCACCGTCGGTGTCAGCGTCGGCCGTCAGAATGGCAAGACAGCGCTCCTGTCGGCCCGCATCGGGCTGGAGCTGCTCGCCGGCGGGCATGTCGCCTACACCGCCCAGGACCGAGGCGGCGCACGCCTCAAGTTCCAAGAAACCGTCGAGATGCTGCGGCCCGGCCTCGGCTCACGCTTCCAACAGCTGCGGCTCGCAAACGGCTCCGAGTGCCTCACCATGACCAACGGCGCATCGTTCCGAGTCGTCACGCCCTCGAAAGACGGCGCACGAGGCTTGTCGCTCGACCTAGTCGTCATCGACGAGGCCTTGGCGCATCCGCTTGAGCTTGTCGGTGCCCTCGGCCCCACAATGTCGACGAGGCCGTCGTCACAAATGTGGCTCGCCTCGAACGCCGGCACGAGCCAGTCGCAGCTGCTGCGCCACTACCGTGATCTCGGCCGTGCTGGTGACTCGCCCTCGCTGGCCTGGTTCGAATGGGCCGCAGCCGACGACGCCGACCCTGACGACCCTGAAACGTGGCTGGCAGCAATCCCGACGCTTGCCGAGGAAAAAGGCGTCACGATGGCGGCCGTCGAGGACTTCCACGGCACCATGACCACCGACCTGTTCGACCGAGAAATCCTCAACCGGTGGCCGTTGGAGGCCGGCGATTACGCCCTCGACCTGGCCGTGTTCGCACAGCTTGAGGAGCACGACCTGCCGCACGGCGACAAGCTCGCCCTCGGCGTCGACGTCAGCCCGATGCGAGACTGGTCGACAATCGCTATCGCTTCGCAAACCGGCGACCGGTACCTCACCGAGATCGTCGACCACCGGCCCGGTGTCGGCTGGGTACCCGCACGCCTCGCCGAGCTCGCCCAGCGCTGGGGCGCAACAATTGTCATCGACGCTGGCGCAGCTGCTGGGTCGCTGCTGCCACATTTGCAGCATCTCAACACGCTCGAAGTCGGTGCGCGTGACTATTGCGCCAGTTGCGCCACGATGCATGACGCCATTGTCGACGGCAAACTTGCCCACCTCGGCGACTCGATTCTGACTGACGCTGTTGCTTCGGCGACCCGCCGGCGGCTCGGTGATCGGTGGGCGTGGAAGCGCACGAGCGATGAAAGCCCGATCACGCCGCTTGTGGCTGCTAGCCTTGCGCTATGGGGCGCAATCTCAGTCGCGCCGAAACCGACCCCGCAGGTGTTTTGATGTATCACGCCGCCCTTCAAGTCGCCGGCCTGCTGCTGGCGATCCTCGCTGTGTTCATGGAGTTCGGAGCGTGGCCGGCAGCGTTCGCTGTCGGTGTCGCTGTCGTCATCGTGTCGGCCGCCGTCGAGGCTGGTGAAGGATGATTGGCGACCTGATCCGCAGAAACGTCGAAACGAGGGCGACGACGATCGAGCTGCCCGCCCGCAGCATCACGTCCCAGACGCTGTTCGGGCCGATGTCGGTGACCCGAGACACGCTGCTGTCCGACGTCGTGGCGAACCGGTGCGTGGCGCTGATCTCGGACCAGATCGGCTCTCTGCCCGTCCAGGTCGAGCGCAACGGTGAACCCGTCGAAACACCGGCCCTGCTTGCAGCTCCCGAGGTCGACCGGACCCGCTCCGAGTTCATGGCCGCCCTCGTCACGTCGCTGCTGGTGAACGGCAACGCCTATTTGCTCGCCGGCAACCGCAACAGCCTCGGCTTCGTGCAGAACGTTGTACTGCTCGACCCCGAAGCCATCCAGGTGTTCGTGCAGGACGGCCGGCCGCAATATCGCACGTCACGAGGCGCGCTCAACCCCGAGGACGTGCTCCACATTCGCAATTTCACCCTGCCTGGTCACGTCGTCGGATACGGCCCGCTCGACTACAACCGGCAAAGCATCGCCCAGGCGCTCGCAGCCGACCAGTACGCAGCACAAGCGTTTACAACCGGCGCGCTACCCGACGGCGTGCTGCACTCCGAGAACGAGATCACCAGCGACCAGGCTCAGGATTTGAAAGCGGCGTGGATTGCTGGCAACGGCGGCCGGCAACGAGGCCCGGCCGTGCTGTCCGGCGGCGTCAAGTACCAGCCGCTTGAGTTCTCGTCGGTCGATATGGAGCTGCTCGACAGCCGTCGCTACAACGCCGAACAAATGTGCACCCTGTTCGGTGTCCCGCCGCACCTCGTCGGCGTGCCCTCGCAAGACTCGAAGACGTACAGCAACGTGCAGCAGGACTCGCAGTTCTTTGTCCGGTTTACGCTGCGGCCGCTGGCAATCAAAGTCGAAGAGGCGCTGTCGACGCTGCTGCCCCGTGGTCAGCGGGCCGTGTTCAACTTTGACGCTGTGCTGCGAGCAGACACACAAACACGATACGACGCATACGAAACCGGTCTGCGGGCCGGCTTCCTCACCATCGACGAGGTCCGAGCTTTGGAAGGATTGACGTGACCGAAATTGAGACACGCACCGTCACGTTCGACGGCATCGAAACACGCACCGATGACGACGGCTTCCGGCACCTGGTCGGCATCGTCGTGCCGTGGGACGGCGAATACCGCATGCCGAACGGCCTCACCGAGAGCTTCGAGCGTGGCGCATTTACCAAAACGCTGCAGGAACGTGGCGACCGGATCCCGCTGTACCAGCAGCACGAGTCACGCTCGACGCTGCCCGTCGGCAACTCGGTCGCCTGGGAAAACACCGCCGACGGCCTGGTCGCTGATTTCCGCATGGCCCGCACCGAACGAGCCGCCGAAGTGCTCAGCCTTGCCGATGACGGCATGGTGACCGGCCTTTCGGTCGGCTTTATCCCGGTGCGTTCCCGCACCGAGACACGAGGCACCGGGCAGCACGTCGTCCGAGTCGAGGCCCGCATGGACCACGTCGGCTTCGTTGCACAGCCGGCCTACGACGGCGCACGCGTGCTCGCCGTGCGTCACTTCGACGCCGACGACCCCGAGATCGCACCGAGGCTGGCACGCTGGCGAGGAGCGTTCGCATGACGATGAAGTCCGAGCAGCTCACCGTCGGCCTCACCGCCGCACGCATCCTTGAGGCTGAGAACACAAACCGGCACGTTTACTTCCACGACGACAGCAGCCACCCGGTCTACCTCGGCGGGTCCGACGTGCTCACCAGCAACGGCCTCGAAATCCCGAAAAACTTGCTGCTTGAAATGTTCATCCCGGCGAACGAAGAACTGTGGGCCGTGTCCGGCAACGCCGACCAAACCGTCAGCATCCTTTACCAGACCGACTGATCTGATAGATTCACCCGAAACCCACGTTGCGCC